GGTATCCTCGGGGAAGAGGTGGACGAACGCCTCCAGAAACGCGCCCTTAAACTCATCCCTGGTGCGCGTAGAAGCACCATGATGCGGGATTGCTTGTACATGGCCGTGGTATGCGGGGATGTGCTTATTCAAAAGACTGTGCCCTCCCCGTACAAAACGAGCCTGTACCCCTTCCTCCCGTATTACTGCCACCGCAAGAAGAACGGGCAACCGTACGGGCGCGTGCTGCGGCTCATCGACCCCAACCGCGAAATCAACAGTCGCCGCTCCAAAGCACTGTACATGCTCAACAACCGTCTCTCGATTTACGAGCGCGGCGCAATCCGTGATCGAAACGCCCTTGCCACTGAACTCGCACACGCGGATGGGCAGGTGGAACTGGAGAACGGCAAGTTCGACAAGTTCATGCTGCACCAGAACCAAGACATCGGGCAGGCGAACCTGCAAATGTTGCAGGAAGCAAAGGGGGAGTTGCAGCGTCTCGCGGGCGAAGATTACCTCGCCCCCCAAGGCGAGATGCGAAGTGGGGCGGGTGTGCAAGCGCAGCAAATGCCGTATCACCTCTCGCAGGTGGACATATTCGACAACCTGCGACGCACCCGCAAAATGAAAACCCAGTTGGTGACCGCGTACATCCAGAACTTCTTCGACACCGACATGGTGTTCCAGATCACCGACGACCAGGAGAAGGCGAAGGTCGTGCAGGTGTCCAAGGAACAGTTCCAAGCAATTAAAAACCGCGTCTTTGACGTGATCGTGAAGGAACAGCCCGATTACGCCACTGCACACGAAGAATCCTTTGACCAACTCGCCACGGTCCTCCCGCAGGTGGCGCAGTACGGCCCGCAGTGGGCGCAACTCCTCATCATGAACTCGAACCTTCGCGATAAGGAGAAGTCGCTCAAAGTGGTGGAGGCGATGTCGCAATCCTCACCCCCACCCCCGAAAATGAGTGTCGCAGTGAACTGGAGCGAGTTAGACAAAGTGGAGAAAGCGGCATTCGCAGCAAAGATGGATATGCCCGATCTCGCACAGTACGAGCAAACGCAAGGGCGCGGACCTGCACGCGATGACAAAGCGCAACTCGAAATTGTGAAAACCCAAATCACCCAAGGTGTCAAAAGCGGCGTGGAGGCCTCAAAGCTTCAGTTCCAGCAAGAGAATGCCCTCGCCCAACACCAACTTGCACTCCGTCAAATGAACAACGAGCAGGAGATGGCATTACAGCAACAAACCACCGAACCAACAGGAGCCGACAGTGGAAGTACCGAAGCGTAGTGAACCGAAACCCATCACTCAGCATGTGAAGTACGTGGGGCCGAAAGACAACACCGTGATCCAGTTCCCGGTGCCCTTTATCTCGAAGAGTGCCGCAGAGGGCGAGCCGGTATCGTTTAAAAAGAACACCCCCGTCCCCCTCACCCCCGAGCAGGCGAATCAACTCTGTAAAGCCGCAGGGGGCGTGTTTGTGATGTGTGACGAGCAAGGGAAAGGGGTGAAGGCGTGAAGTACATCTCGATTGTCACATGCGCGTTACTGTTCGCAGGGTGTGCATTGGGGACCGCCATCGATACCAGCCGTGTACGAGACGAATGCGTTCAACACTCATACAGCCGGAACATTTGGTGGCCCAACTGGGATCGCGTCAAGGTGTTCTCAGTAGATGCGAGTGGAGTGTGCCAGTTGCCTCAAGAGACGCATATGGTCACAGCGCGGGAGAGTGTGGGGCAAGGAGCGGCAAAGGCATTCGCAGGGGGTGCACCTATCGGCATGGGGTTGGGGCTCATGCGCTTCCAGCAATCCACACATACGAACCTGAACATTAACGAGCATTTCTCCACCAAATACATCGGGAAGTAAATATGGCACGCGAAGTCCGCATCCCGCACGAATTGATCCAAACACCCGAATCCATCACCCGTCACATGGAGGAGCGGTTTAAGGACGAAGGATTGGATTTACATGTTCATGAGGTAGAGCGTTTTGACGACGACGAGAAGCGCAAAGAACGCATTCTACATATTAAAAATACGCGATACGTCTTTTTAGGATAAACGCCATCCCTCAATTAACGAGGAGGCAAACCGCCATCCCCTGCACCGCAGGAAGGCAAAGGAGAGTGTGTGCATGTCAACTGAACCGAAACCGAAAGCTGCCTCAGAAGACCCGAAATCGCTCCAGAATGGCTTAGGGCTGGACACGTTGCTGTCCCCCGAGAAACCCATCACCAAACCTGCAAAGCCGTCCCCTGCGCCCGTTAAAGCCGTAGAGAAGGCATCCACAGACGGGAAAGTGGAGTCGAAAGCAGACGTGAAGGGTGCCGCAAAGGACGCGAAACAGGAGCCAAAGGAGGACGGCGAAGGTGATGCAGACGTGGGCACCCTCAATAAACGGTTAAAGGATACCCGCGACTACGCCACGAAACTTGGACAGGAGAACAAGGAACTCAAAAAGTCCCACTCTGCACTGGTGAAGGAATTGGAGGTGGTCAAGGCAAAACTTGACGGAACTTACGTGGAACCCCAACCCGTCCCACCGGAGCAGTTGACCGCGATGGAGAAGTTTAAAGCGCGTGTGGAGATCGACAATCAATTGATGGTCGATCAATACGGTGCTGAACAGATCCAAAAGCTCATCTGGGACACCGACAGTCCGTACCAACAACTCGAAATCATGGACCCTGCGATCAAGATGCGGGTGTCGAACTCCACCCGTCCGGTGCTGGAGGCGATGAAGGTTGTCGAAGAGCACAAGTTCTTCGAGAAGTACGGGCGTGATCCTGTGAAGATTCGTGAAGCCATCATTGCAGAGGAGCGGGAGAATTTAACAGCCGAAATCAAAGCGGAACTGAAGGGTAAACCGATCTCAACCGTGAACAGCCTTTCGGGGGCAACGGGTGCGCCACGCGAATCCAACCGCGTCCAACCGTCCCAAGGTTCTGTGCCGGATTTGAACAAGGTCTTTCCAACGTTCCATGCTCCAAACACTGCATAAAAGGAATACCGTTCCATGGCGTATACCGAGATTTTGACAGCGAACGGCCTCACGGAAGAACAGTGGGACCGACAATTAAACAGCGAATACCTGAGTTCGTTGTGGTTTAAGAACTTCATGGGTGCCACGCAGATGGCTCCTATTCAGGTGAAGATGGACCTTGCCAAAGAAGCAGGCGATGCCGTCACGATTGGCATTCGATCCCAGTTGATCGGTGGGCGGGTCGATGGGCGCAACAAGGCCAAAGGAAACGAAGGCCGCGTTGAATTCTACGACCAGCGGATCACCATCGACAATGTGCGGCATGTGGTGAAGTTTGAAGACGTGCCCATGTCGCAGAAGCGTGTCGGGTGGGATTTGCTCAATCAGGGGCGTGAAGCACTGGTGGAGAAGTCACAGATCGCCCTCGAAGAGGACCTTATCAACACCCTCTGTGACGCTACCACGCGGCGGGTACGGGGGCGGTACCTGTACGGTGCGGCGGATTCCAACTGGAATGCCACGCACGCGACCGCGCTCCAGAGCGTGGATAACACGAATGACAAGTTGACCACGAACATCCTGCGTATTGCCAAACGGAAGGCGCAGATTCCCGTCAATGCGTACGCGAAAATCCGCCCCATGCGTATCGTCACGGGGCAGAACATGGAAGAGTATTTTGTGTCGGTCCACCACCCCTTCGCCATCCGCGATTTGATTGATGGTGATGCGGCGTACCGGAACGCCATGTTGCTCATTCCACCGACTGCGAACGCTTCGTCCCCTTTGTTCACCGGCTCGTCCTTTAAGGGCCAGTACGAGGGTGTGCTGATTTACGAGTACGACCGTATGCCGCTCGTTGCCAGCACCATCCAGGTCACGCACTCCATCCTCATGGGGGCGCAGGCTGCGGCGGTGTGCTGGGGCCAAATGGCGAAGTTCGAGGACGAGGAAGAGGACCTGGGACATGACGTGATTTACGGCACCCATGAGATTCGCGGTATGGCGAAGATTGGGTACAGCCGGAACGCGGTGGATTCCAGCATCTCTGACGAAGACAATGGCCTCGTGAACATTTTCGTCGCAGCGGTGGCTGACTAATAGGAGGTGCATGAACAATGGCTTTCTATTTTGCGGCTGACGCACAGACGATTGTTGAACCGATTGGGAAGTATTTACCCATCGCCACCGGCTCCACGGTGTTGTCTGGTGGATCAGCAACCGTCACAGTTCCCTCTGCATTCGTGGTGAAAAGCGCGTTCTGTTCGTCCCAGACGAGCAACGCGGCCCGATGCAGCGCGACATCCGGCAATACCTTCACGATTACCGGCACAGGCACGGATCGTGTGGACTGGATCGCGTATATTCAACCGAAAGCATAACGTACGATCGCTCGAACGGCACGGCATGGCCCTGTTAAGTGCGACACCCAGTAATGGGCAGGGAAGTGATAAACGAGCCCGCTAAACCAGTGCCATTAACGCAACTGTCACGTACGTGTGACGCGCATTAAACTCGCCCCCTCTGGGTACTATTTACTGTGCAGGAGGGGGCTTACAAAGGACATGAAGCATGAGTGTTTCGTATCGAGAATGGTATTTTCAACTCTGGGACACGCAGCGGAAGATCAGCATTGACGACGACAGCGCGAAGTTGATTGTGCTCACTGCTGACGCCCCCACTGCTCCCACGATTTACAGTGACGCAAACGGCACCTCTGTGTCGAATGCGGTTCGCACCCCACGCTCCTTCGTCAACGGCACGGTGCGTTTCTGGACCGATCAGAGCGTCACGAGTGTCGATTTATCGCTAATGACGGCGAAGGGGGAAGCGTATTTCTTCGAGGATGTGTCGTACTCCTGCCACCGCCTCGATATTAACCCGTTCCAGCGGGATCATTTGTTGGTGCTTCCGTTTGGTGCCAGCGACAACACCGAAACTGATACCGGTATCGACCTCCCTGCCAACCTGTTGGTGAAGGATGCGTTCATTCGTGTGACGACTGAAGACGCCACCGAAACCCTCGATTTCGGCATCCTTGCCAGTGAAAGCGGCGGTGATGCGGATGGGTTCGGGATGGTGTTGAGTGTCGCCACTGCCGGATACGTGAACATGTGGCCTGTGGTCACGAACGGCTCAAACATCGACTACCACGTTCACACGAGTGGGTATGGGGCGTTGTTGAAGAACGGCATTGCTGGTGCGGATGCCGTTGCGACCGTGGGCGGTGTGCAGCGCCGGTACCACCGCACGGATGGTACTGCGAAGTCCATCTCGTACACCGGCTCAGCAGGCAGTGATACCGCTGCGGGGTACTTGTTCCTCCAGTACACCCGCCTCGCGTAAACGTCCAGGCCGCCGTCTCGCTACCGATGGACTGGAACAGCTTTGCCGGTGTGCTGAGAAACACCGGCCCAATTACTGACCCTCACCCTTGAACCGCTGGAGTCTTTGTATGCTTGGAATTGCGCTTGTGCTGTTGTGGGTACTGACATGGACTCCTCCGGTCCATGCGGAGTGTGTGGTGGATACCGACTCCCCCACGTTTGTGGACGGGAAACGAATCGACTTGCGGTGTAACGCATCTGGGGAATTGATTACCTCTGGTGGCGGTGGTGGTGGCTCCGGCTCCGCTGTCCAAACCCTCACCATCGCCTCTGGGGTGACGACCAACACCACGACGGCAGCCGTTGCGGGGGTGAGTGGCTATAAAACATTTTGGATGGAGGTACGAGGAACTGGGGCAGTCACGGCGACCGTGACGATTTATGGGGCGCGGGTGGCGAACGCGACAGACGATGAGATGGTCGCGCTGACGACCCCAACCGCCCTCTCCGGCACAACTGTAGCCGTGAACGCAGCGGCTACGAGTACGGCACCCTATCCGTATTATTATGTCACCACTGAAAACGTGACCGGCACCGGGGCGACCGTGGCTGCGTATGCGTTTTACTAAGGGAGGCTCTGCATGGCTGGGATTTTGACATTTGCAGCGGGGCCGGTTCCCGACACGGAATGTCGGGATAAGACCTGGGTCTGTCTGCGCGAGGAGTTTCTTGGCGGCTCCCTCTCCTCGACCACGATGGGCGAGTTGGGCTGGACCTATGCGAATGGGTCTGCGACGGCGGTAACGAGTGAAGCCAATCATATTGGGATTATCAATCGTTCAACCGGGGCGTCGAGCGGGACCACGGCGTACACGAGTCTCGGCGGGGTGACGCAAGGGCTCCTACCGATGGGCACGTCCAAGCTCTGGTGGATCTTCAGGCTCAATAGCAATGACGCGAACACGTCAGTTCGCTGTGGGATGTTGGACAGTTTGTCAATCTCCCCTGCGGCTGGACAGTACCTCGAAAAGCAGGATGCGGATACAAACTGGTTTGCGGTGGTGGAGCACGGGAACGTGCAGACCCGCATCGACATGGGAGTCGCCATTGATACCAGTTGGCACACGCTCTTGATTGACCGCATCGGCAATACCGCCGTCAATTTCTATCTGGATGGGATTCTGCGGGCGACCCATACCACCGGCATCACGACGACGGCGTGTTACATCAACTGCCAGATCATCAACAGCGCGGCTGCCGCGAAGACTATTGATCTCGATTACGCCGAATTTCGGATGCCAGTCACACGCTAACCAACGAAGGAGGAGACGAGAAAGAATGCCCATTGCATGCCATCCGTTTGTGACGAACTGCGACTTTGACATTCACCCAAGCGACCCAACTGACCAGACGGCCAAGATTCAGGCGGCCTTTGATACGGCGATCTCGGAGTGCGTGCCGCTCTGGTTTCAGGCCGGAGTGTATCTCGCCACACAACTGACGGTGCCTCGTGGCCTGCGGTTGATCGGGGCGGGCATGGGCGGGGCGGTGAACACCAAGGGCACGGTGTTCATGCAGCCCAAGGACTTTGATGGCTCGCTGTTCGTGAATGCCGCCTTACCAGCGTCCGAATGGCAACACTGGACGCAATTTGAGCACATCCACCTGGCGAAGGAAGCGGGCGGCATTGCCACGCAAGGACACGGCATTGATATCAGCAATCCGATTGGCGAGGGCTTTCGCTTTTACGACGTGATGGTCGAGGGATTTCCGCAGAGCGGTGTGCGGCTGCGACGGGGAGGTACCCCGATGTGGATCAGCGATCTCCATCTCTTCCGCAATGGCGAGTACGGCCTTGACCTAGCGAAGGGCGGCGGGGATCGGGCGCATTGCCTCTCGATTGAGCGGATTAGCGGCGACGACAACGCCAAGGCGCTCATCCGGCTCAAGACGTTTGGTGACCTCAGTGAGCATGTGTCCATCAAGCACATTAAGTCAGAAGCGCATTCGGCCGGGAGACAGCCCTATGTGATCGAGCTAGAGAATATCTATCAGATCAATGTGGATATTGAGCATATCGGCGGTATGCTGAGCTCAGCGGCCACCCCGACAGCAGATGCGCTGGTGCGGATCGTGGGGGATTTTACGGGCAGCGTGAATATGCGCTCGACCTATATCCCTGGCTATAAGGCGGCGTTGCGTGACCATCGCACGAACGCGGATGCGGTTGAACAGGGGCGTATCCACCCCATGTTGATTGCTGCGGAAAGCTGGTCCTTCCCTAACTTGTACGGGTCTCGCCAGCGCGGTGGAGGGCTCTGAGATGCCAGCAGGCCAAACCGCTGCCGTTTATGACTACCGAGGCGGCATCGACGGCACTGACAGAGAGCCAATGGGCATGAGCACGATGGTGAGCAACATGACCGCAGCGGCCCACACCATTGATCTGGTCGGGAGATGCGGATAATGTGATTACGCATAACCGCGCATGGAACTGTGCGGCCATCTCGAACAGCGGCACCAATACCACACTTTCCAATAACACCACCGGCACACCGAGCTTCACGAACGCGGTAGGCGATGACTTTACGCTGCAGAGCGGGAGTGACGCACGAGATGCAGGAACCGATGTCAGCGCAGCAGGCGTGACGACCGATTACATCGGTACCGCCCGCCCTCAGAACAGCGTGTTCGACATCGGCGCATACGAATACATTGTGAGTCAAGGTGGCGCGAGTGGTGGGATGAGTGAAACCCCCTCGTGGAGTTCCCCTCGACGTTCACCGCTGTGGAGACGATAAATGGCAACCGGCACCACCAACGACTTTAATTACTCCCGCGATCAAATCATTAATGAAGCACTCCGTAAACTGGGGGTGCTCGCACTCGAAGACAACGCGGACGCTGCCACCCTTCAGCAAGGGATACGTGCCCTTAACGGCATCATTCGCGCCCTCGACCTGCGGAACAACAACATCTGGAAGCTCTCAGTGAACCCGTACGTGGTGGCACTGGAAGCGAATGTGTGGCAGTACACCATCAGCAGTAATCTGATTGAGATTGTGTCCGCCATGTACCGGGATGCGTCTGGGGTGGATTATCCGCTCGATGTGGTGGATGCGAAGGGGTACGCCGCCATTCAGGATAAGTACGAAACCGGTGACCCAGAGGTGGTGTTTTTGCCGGTACGCCAAGACATCACCACCTCAAACCAATTACTCATCTGGCCCGCACCTGCGTCCATCACCACCGCATCTACTGTCACCGGTACCGACTCCACCGTATACACCTGCATTAAATCGCATACCACCTCCTCCCTTACCCGTCCTGTGACAGGGGCGAGTTACAAACAATACTGGACCGCCATTGGAGGCAGTGGGAGTGCGTGGGCGGATGCCACCGATGTGGTTGGGGGTGAGCAAATCCACATCATCGCCAAAACCCCCCTCACTGACTTCGACCTTGCGGACGACAATGCCGATTTACCGGCGGGGTTTGGGTTGTATCTCATTTACCGACTGGCAAATGATTGGGCGGACAATTACGGCCTCCCGTTGGAGGAGCGGTTGCGGCTGAGACAACAAATGAAGGATGCCTACGACGAGGTGTTCCCATACCACGTAGGAAGCGCCACCAATTACCACAACCTCGCACGGTATATGTAATGCCCGAAGTACCCCTTCCCATCACAGGTCCCGCATACCGCAATGCGGATGAAAGCGAACTCGACACCCGCAATGCGTATTTGATGGACGTGTTTGTGAACGAGTTGGGTGATACCGTGAAGCGTCCCTGCTTGCAACCATGGGTGGATTTAGGCACCACCACCGGTACCGATGGGTTGTTCTGGTGGGATGAGCAACAAATGCTCATGGCGGTCAATAACGGGGTGTTATTCAAAATCCTCAACGCAACGGGCGAATATCAACCCATGGTGGGGGCTACTGTGCCTGTCGGGAATCGCGTGTCGTTCGCGTCCAATGGGGATGTGTTGCTGTACACGAATGGGGGGCAAATTATCTCGGCGGAGAGCACCGGAACCCCCGCCGCACTGACAGACCCCGATGCCCCTCAACACGTCCCGTATGTGATGATCCACGACCAATACGCCATCGGTATTAATGCGAATACCGGCGCATTCCAAATCAGTGAAGTGGGGGATGTGTTCACGTGGCGAGCGCAGGATACGTTTACCGCAGAGAGCAAACCTGATGATTTGCTCGCGGGGTTGGTGACAAAAGATGGGCTGATGTTATTCGGGAAGGAGAGCGCCGAGTTTTGGGTGAATGACGGGATATCGCCGTTTTCTCGTGTGCGGGGGTTGAGTCTTGATCGTGGATTGGGGAGTGCGTATTCCCTCGCACGGTGGGGGGATGAGTGGTTCTGGATCGATCAACGCCGCACCCCCGTCCGTGCCACCATCCAGGGTGTGAAGGAAATCAGTAACCCGTACCTTCCAGATTTTCAACGCCTCATCTCAGTGGAGGACGCGGTTAGTGATGTGATGGTGGCGGACGGCAAACCACTGTGGGTGATCTCGTTCCCCCTCGCCAACCGCACCTTTGTGTACAACATCGCGCAGGATGATTGGAGTGAGTGGGGGTCGTGGGATTCTGAGAACGCGATATACAAACGCTTCATTGGGCACTCATACGCATACGCCAAAACGTGGGGCTTCCACGTGGTGGGGGACTTCAGGAACGGCATGTTGTACAAGCTCACTCGCGACGTGCATACCGACAATGGTGATCCGGTGCGTTCCATCCGCCGCACGGGGTACATCACCCACGGAACCTCCAATTACAAACGTGCCAATTATGTCCGTTTACGGTTGAAACGCTCGCAGGCCACGTCCTCCACCCCCAACCCTGTGATGATGGTGCGGTGGCGGGAACGAAACGGCAAATGGAGCAATACCCGTAAAGTGTCGCTGGGGGCGGTGGGGAAGCACGATGCGTGGGTAGAGTTACGGGGGTTGGGGATGTACCGCTCCCGGCAGTACGAATTCATCCACTCAGACGACACCGATTGGATACTCGCAGACGGTAAAGAACACATTGATGTGATGACGAGGTGATTGTGGCGCGAAGCGAACGTGTGTTGCTTGAGGCAGAACAACCCGAGATATTTAAACAAGAACTCCAACAGGCATTTGGGGTGGTGAAAACCGCCCGCCTTGTGGTGAAAGACGAACGTGTTGGTAGTCCCACCATCACCACCCTCCCGGTGGAGGATGGGAAGACGGTACGAGTGCGCACCATCGCCATTGCACGGCAGGTGGGGGGTGATGCAGGGATCGTGGGGAACAGTGCCTCCTGGGAGCTTGTGGGCACGTTTAAGCGTATCGGTTCCACGCTTTCACAGGTGGGCACGACAACCTTCCTCGTGACGCATGAGGACGATGCGGATTGGGGCATTCGGTACGAGGTCACTGAGAATCTGTTGTACCTCCAGGGTGAATTTAATGGCCCAACCGACAGCTTGGGGTTGCATGTGGTGTTCAACACGTACAGCTTCATCCACACACTCGTGGGGAGTGTTTAAATGTTTGATCCAGTCTCGATGGGGATGTTTGGAGTTGGTGCAGGGCTGAATGTGTTGGGCGGGTTCATGGCGAAGGATGCCGCGAATTCCGCGCAAGGTGCCATGATGAGCCAAATCGAGATGGCGCAGGCGGCGTCACGGGCAGCGGCACAGCAGGCAGCGGGGTTGTTCAGCCCGTATCAGTTATATGGGTCGGGCGCGTTGTCGTTTTTGCAATCGCGGTTACTCAGCAACAACGAACGTCAAATGGCTGCAACCAGTCAACGCGCCTCCCTGCAAGCCGACATCGACCGTCTCTCACAAGCCACGGATTGGAACTCCATGCCCATCCTGACGGGTGCGAAGGCGAGTGAGCGACGGGCGAGCATGTGGCAGCAAATGGAGTTTGACCGCAAGCAGCAACTCGCGGTGGCACAGGGGAAATTGACCGCGTTCGACAAGGAACAATCCGCCCTTGCGCCATTCCAAGCCGCGCAGGATGCGCAAATGGATGAAACGAGGGGGCGCATCAACAGTGCGCTCGATTTGGTGGCGCAATCCTCGAACTTCAATTTACCGCAGTCATTGTCACAGCTGCGGAACGATATGACGAATGACCCCGTGTTTAAGTTCCGGCAGGAGACGGGTGAACGCGCCATAAACCGTGCGGCAGCGAGTCGCGGCAATTACTTGAGCGGTGCCGCCATTGCTTCCATCGGGGACTTCAACAACCAACTCACGGCGGACGAAACCGACCGGTATTTTAACCGACTGCTGACAGGGAAGACGACGCAAATGCAAGCGGCAATGGGTGGATTGAATGCTCTCGTGGGCGCGAACCAAACCGACGTGAACAACCTCATAGGCCTTTCGCAGTTGGGGTTAAATGCCGCGCAGGGGGCCGCGAACGTCACGATGCAAGGGAACGCTGCGAATGCGACTTTAAGTGGACAAGCCGCGCAAGGCATGATGCAGACCGAACTTGCAAAAGGTCAAGCGATGCAGTCCATGATGGGTGGATTGGGGCAGATGGCAGGGCAACTCGCGGGGTTCAGTCTCATGTCTGGGATGATGAATAAACCCACCACCACGGGACCAAAGGACGGGGTGCAGAACGGTACACTCACACCGTTTGTGCGGGGCGGCAACCAATACCTCGTTAATACACCACGATAAAGGGGCGCAATGGCGGCACAAGACGGTTTTACGAATGGTGTGCAAATGGGCTTGGGCATGTTCAATGCCATGCAGACTGCCACATATCACCAGCAGATGTTACAAAATGCGGAAGAGAATCAACAAATCCGCCGCGATCAGTTGACGCTTAGTAAGCAACAGGCTGCGTCACAACAGTTCCAACAACGGTTTGCACGTAACGAGTTTATTATCCAAAACTCAGCAAAGATGGGCACCGACATGGTACTCGACGCGTACAATGACATGAACAGCATGATGGGGGGTACGAAGCGCATTAATCCCATCGACATTGAGACGTTCAAAACCGACTCCACCTCGTATTTGAATGCAGTGAAGAGCGCCCCCGATGATGAGAGCGCGAATAAGTTAATTAACGAATTCCGCGCCAAAGCGGCCACCCACCCCATCTTGAACGAGATCGGGAACTTCCAAGTCAAGCTCATGGAGGATGCGAAGAGCCGCCGTCAACTCGTGAAGGATCTTGAAGTACTCGGTATTGGTAATTCGCAGTGGCGGGAGAAGTACGTGGGCGATGGCGACCCCAACGTGATCCGCGACATGGTTAAAAATAACGACACGCGCGGCATGATGCAGTACCAGTTCGCACAGGACGTGATGTTACGGCATGAGAGCGGGGGGAATGTGTCACCCTCAGAATTGAGTACTGCCATCGCGTTCCTGCACACAAAAGGTGGGGGTGAACTGAAGAAGGACGGGAAAAGCATATTCGAGCCTGCGAATCGCGCTCAGTTCCACCAGGAAACCATCAACACCCTCAAGGAAGCACAGAACACCTTTGATCCTTTGTTGGGTGCCACACGCCTTATCAAAGCAGAAGACGCGAAGGCGTTGAATGAAGCGGCAAATGTTACGCGCACCATCGCTGGCTCGTATGATCCCGAAAGGGGGGTGTTCGGTGCGTTGGGGCTTGGTGCCGTGAAACACGAGAACGACGCAGTAACACAGACCTCACAAATCCTCCAAAAGTACCCCCAGATTCAACAAACGCTCCAGCAGGTGGGTCCGCAGGCGGTACAGATGGCGGGGTCACTGCGCAGGCAACTTGAGCAACTTGAACGCGATAAAAAAGCCGCGACCGCCGCTGTCACCATGCCAAACCGCACCGAACATTTGGAACGGTTGGACCAGCAAATCCAAGTGAAGCGCGAGCAGTTGATGCCGTGGGAGACGGTGGAGGCGGCATTCAACACCCCCGAATCACCCAATGCATTAAAGGCGCTTCTGACGCTCGACAAACGCATGAACAAATCGTTGGCGTTCAACGAAACCCGCCGTGTCGAGAACTTGACCGAGAGTGAAAAGAACGCAAAACGTCAAACGGACCTCCAGTACAAGGAATACCACGTGGAGAAGGTGGGACCGGCGCAAGTGGAGAGTGCGTTAAACCAATGGGTGTCGCAAAACCCTGGTGCCACCGAAGATCAAATTCGCGGAAAAGCTGCTGAGTTCGGGCAGGCGTACAAGAAGCAATTCGGCGTGATGCCCGACATGAACAAGGTGGTGGATTCGTTCATCACGAAGAAAACGCAACAAACGATTCTGACTGGTGAGGAGCGGAAGGTGGTATCGGAAGCCGAAGCAAACGTGGCAGCGGCGGATACCCTCATTCGTGATTTCAAACCGGAGTACTTTGGATCGCTGGACAACGCCCTCAACGCACTAAAAGCGAAGATGCCTGAGGGTTCCCCGCAGTTCATGCAGTTGTCGGCAGATGTGCAGGAGTACCGGCAGCGGGTGGAACTGTTCCGCACGCAGTACCGGAAGCGCATCTTTGGCTCATCCCTCACAGAGGGTGAAAAAGAAAGCGCCATGAACTCCATGATTAACCTCGACATGGGCGATAAACAAGCCCGCGCCACCTTGCAGGAGATGCGCAAGTGGGAGTTAAAGGCGATTGAGTCCACGAAGCGCAACGCCCAAAAGAGCGAGCAAGTGAAACAGGGTACTGATCCGTACACACAAACCCAAGGTGAAAAGAGCATCGAGGACTTCAAAGCCTTTTACCAAAAGAACAAAGGGCGATTTGCGAATCCTGATGATGCCGCTGCGGTGTATTTCGGTGGGGCGCAATAATGCTGACTGAAGACGAACAACTTGCACAAGCGTTTAATCGTGGAAAAGAGGCGTTTGCACAGAAGCAATCTGACGACGCTGCAATCCAAGCCGCCTTCGAGAAATACCACCCTGCAGCGGGTAAAGGGGCCGCAATCAACAAAGGGAGCGCAACCCGTGATGTCTCCCCTGGTGCTGCTCTAGGCTCAATGGTGGGTGGTGTTGCAGGTGGTGCGTTGACGGCGCAAACCGGTGGATGGGGTGCGATTCCTGGTGCCGTGATGGGTGCGGCTGTGGGTGAGTTCGGGCAGCAAGTGTACGACAAAGCCACGAACAGTGCGTTCGCCCCCGTGGATGCGGCAGAGGGTGTCACACGGATTGCAAAGGAAGCGGCATTCAGTGCCATTGGTGAGGGTGCAGGGCGGGCGATTACATTTATGCGTCCGGTGGCATACGCCCAACCGCGTCAATTAACGATGGAACAGATGCGCACGAAAGCATTTCTCGACCAACATCAAATTCCATACACCTCTGACCAAATCACCGGGAGTGCCTTCCACAGTTTCGCCCGCTCTATCGCAGATAACGGCATCTTTAGTGAGAAGACAATGGCGGATTTCACTCGTGGGCAACACGAGGCTGTGCGGGCAAGTGCAGTAGCGATTGCTGACACAATGGGGCGAAAAGTACCTCCTGATGTTTTAGGGCAGCAGATTATTCGTACTATCCGTAATGAAGACGACACGTTGACTCAGACAGTGATTGAACCGTTGTACAACCGTATTTCAAATGACCTGAAATATACTACACAGACAATCCAAGTACCGACCGGACGAATGGTGCCTTCTCCTGGGGGTATTCTGGGGTCAAACGGGCAACCTATCATGATACCTGAGATGGTGGACCAGATGACCACGCAAGGTGGGTTGCTCGTAGACCAACGCCCACTCAAACAATTATTTCAACAAGAAGTCGCAAGCTTAAACCGTACCGCTGCGCTCGAAAAGCGCCCTGATTTACTTCAAAGTGCCCATTACCAATCAATGCAACGGTTTGCGGGGATGCCGGACGAGGGGCAGTGGTCCGATGCACACTTAGTATTAAAAGAAACACGAAAAGCATTGCGAGAGTTGAATAATCCCACGAATGTGGCGACGGAAGTGTTACAAGACCGTGCTGTACTCACTCGTGCAGAAAAAGCACTAGAGACACAACTGGAGACAGCACTGAAGAACAGTGCCAATCCGGCGCACCAACAAGACCTCTCTCTTTGGCAACAGGCACAGAAAGCAGTGAAAGAGAAAAATGAACGACTACGGAATGATGTAATTTTAAACATGGTAAAGGCGATTGATGAGCACGGGGGCGAGAAAGGGCTAACACCTTTTGTGAATAACATGACTCCTGATGATGCGAAAAAGGTCATGGAAGCAACCCGCTCTAACCCCGCCATTCAAGGCTCCCTGCGGCGTCAATACCTCCAAGATAAGATCGAAAAGGCGGGGGGTATGGCGGATGCAGAAGCCCCCTTCGCCGCCGAACGATTTAGGAAGGTATTGTTTGGGAAAGATGACCTTAGCGCACGCAAAAGCGAAGTACTTCTCGACCCTACCCAACGACAAAAACTTAATGAGTTCACAAATGCTGTGAGCGATGCGCAAAAGGAAAGTACCGACGGGAAGTTTGGGTCGGTTTTTATTCGCATGAAATCAAGTGGAGCCGTGTTTAACCTCCCTAATGCTCTGGTTACTGGATTAGGGGGGTTTGGGTTAGTGGAGGCAGGGCGCGGAGATTCAACTGGCGCTACAGTAGGGATTGGTGGAGCGATTGGTATTTTAGTGGGACCAAAAGTGCTCGCTTCCCTTCTCACCAACCAAAAAGCCACCGAGTTTATGATCCAAGGACTCCGGTACAGTGCTACAGATAAGATCGGCCCCCTTCGCATCACCCGCGAACTCATGCGTCTGGACCAGGGGTTCGCACAGGCTGTGCGTACTGGGTTAAGCATGAACGAGGCGGTTCCCGGTGGAGGCCCCATCACCCGCACCGCTGAGACGGTGAAGAAAGGTGTGATGGACACGATTCCGTCCATCTTCGGGAACCAGCAGTAACCCTTGTATTCTCACGGTGGGAATGGGGTGAGAATGGGAAGTTGTTGATTTTAAAAGCGTTCCCACCATTCTCACTGTTCTCACACCATAGGGTGTACGTGGGAATGGGAATGAGAATGGGGCGGTGCAGAGTGGGGCAAAATGCCACACATGCTGTTAAACGCACGCATTTGACCCAGGTTCAATTATCTTTTTCCGCGTACCAAACATCGAAGTGACGTAATTAACGCATTCTGAGCCAATTCTGGCGCTAGGAATGTCACATCTGAGAGACAATCATGAGTACCTGTGCGGCGTATGTCGGTCTTTACGGGAACATCAGCATCATGAAGGGGTGGTGTGAGAGATGTCAAAGTTATGCGTTTGTGAAAAAAGGGTTACTACAGTGTTGCGATACCCCATGTAACGAGTACCCCGAAAAATTTAAACGGGAATGCGTACCGGAGGATATACGGCGGTCTATCAGCCCTGCGGAAAAACGTGCACAACTCGATAAGCAAAACAACCGTTGTTTGTACTGTGAACGCGAGTTTAACACCCACGTTTTTAGGGACGGCAAAGCTGTTCGTTTAAATCTTGTCTGGGACCATTTTGTCCCTTTTGCATATTCCCAAAATAACCATTCTCAGAATTATGTTGCCGCTTGCCATGTTTGCAACGGCATTAAGTCAGATCACATGTTTCAGACTGTTGAGGAGGCGGCGGCTTACATCCTCACTCAACGAGAGGCGAAAGGATACACCCTGTAAATGGCAACATACGGTCAATTCGACACACTCGGCCCTTTCACCGCTGCCATTGGGGGTGGGTGGAAGCTCTACCATTACGTGCCAGGAACCACCACCACCAAGAACTTGTGGAGTGATCGTGAGAAGCAATCCACCGTGGCGCAACCCCTCGTGGCGGACTCCAATGGAGTAGCAAGTTTTTACGCAGACGGGTTGTATGATTTCGTGGTGTACGACTCGAACGACGTACTCAAGTACACGTGGGATGGGGTGTTTTACGGGAGCCTCGAAAGTACGAACCACAGCGAGGGGGAAGCACTCGCTTCTGCGTCCACGCTCGTTCTGGGGAGTGACGGCGATTACTTCCACGTGACCGGCACGACCGCCATTACCGCCATTCAAGGCACGCAACCCTTCGTGTGGTTGACGTTCGACTCCACACTCACCCTCTCACACAGTTCGTCTTTGGTGTTAAAAGGCGGCATCAACCACCCCACCATCGCGGGGGAAACGTTGTTGTTCGTGAACGATGGGGCGAATGTGTTTCGTGAAGCGGACAATGGCGTGCCTATGAAATACGCCTCGAACACGTGGACGGGTGCCAATGTGTTCAGTGGAACAGTGGAGTTGTCGAGTGCGGTCACATTTGGCAGTACCGCCACCATTCAAGAACCCACAGGCACCACCCAGATTGCCACCAAAAACTACACCGATAAACGTACGGCGGACTCTACCGCTATGACGAATGGCTCTATCACAGCCACCGTGAGTGCAAACGCGCTCACCATCGCGCTCCAAACAATGGCGGGGTCAGATCCTTCCGCAACCGATGTGATATCGGTGCCCTTCCGTGCTGGAACCGCCACAAATTCCACCATCAACGTGCGTTCGGTGACGACCGCACTGAGTGTGGTGGTGAGTGCTGGATCGACACTCGGGTTCAGTGCCTCACAGATCAGCCGCATTTATGTGGTGGCACTCGATAATGCGGGAACAGTGGAATTGGGGGTGTATCACCCCTTGTCGGGTACGAACCTCCTTCCCTTCGACGAGACGACCTTTTACACGAGTACCGCAGAAGGCGGTGCGGGCGGTGCAGACAGCGCACAAGTGCTGTACTCCACGACCGCACGCTCAAGTGTCCCGTGTACGGTATTGGGGTTCGTGGATATTCAAACCGGCGGGACGGCGGGTAATTGGTCAAACAATCCTATCCGCGTACAGGTCTTGACGGATTCCACCCCGCGCAGTGGGCAGGTGCTTCAACGGTTACTGAGTTCGTCCACTGCCCTTGTGACTGGTGCCACCACCATGCCCTTCGACGACACCATCCCTCAGAACACCGAGGGCATACAGATGTTGACGCAAGCCATCACCCCAAAGCACGCCGCCAATTTGTTGTTCATTTCGCATGTGGGTATGTACAGCCCCTCCGCGTCCGGCAACATGGGGGTGGCACTCTTCCAAGATTCCACCGCCAACGCCCTCGCGGCAGTGTGCGCCACTGTGAATGGCGGAAACGAGTGCTCCACCATCCCGCTCATTTATCAAATGCAAGCGGGCACAACCAGTTCCACAACCTTCAAAATCCGCGCAGGACACGCGAGCGGGTCGATTGCGATGAATGGGCAGGGTGGAGCGGGAACACGTTTGTACGGGGGCGTGGCGTATTCAGGATTAGCCATCACGGAGATCTTTATATGATTGCGCGGATTGAGCTGAAGGATGGGGTTGTACTGAAGGGCAATAAATACATTAACGAGATGTTGCAGCGGGTGCAGTTTGTGTTTGGGGATTTTGGGGTGGAGGTGGCTGTTATTACGTCCGGTGTAGACGGCACACACGGCCCCAATTCGTACCACGCGAAGGGGCGTGCTCTTGATGTGCGCTCGTGGAATGTGCCGGAAGATAAACGCCTCGACATCGCCATTTCGTTACGAAAGTGGTTACCTCCATTTTATGACGTGGTGTACGAACCCACGGTGATGAAGGACGGCAAAATTATACGTGGCGAGCACTACCATCTCGAAGCTGACATGAAAAAAGAGGCTGCATACCACGAATATCTTGCTGCGAAAGGCCCCAACAAATGAGCACATGGCCGAATACCCCCGCAGGGGCCACTGTATTATTCGACAGTACGTTATCGTCGAAAAGTGGGTTGTTAGATGTGTACGGCTCGTGGATTGCGGCCACCGATGCGTCTGAGCCGGTTTCTCCGTCGTCGTGTTACAAATCGGTGATGTACGCCGGGGCTAACTTTGGGGGGTCCCAAGTCCATTACGTCGCCCCACAAACATACACTGATTTGTTCATCGGATTGAGTTGGCGGACGAATGCGGGGTTCCAAGGGCGGCAAGTCGTCAATAAGATGTTTTTTGTGCGCGGCCCGCAGCAGAACGGGTATTTTGGTATCACCGGACCCGCGTATGCTGGGGGTCCGTTTACGTTTGGATTTGGGCATAACAGCGGGAACATCGATAATTCACACGTGTGGCCTGCCGATTTGGGGTTGGGGCAGACCCCCAATAACGTGTCCAACCCATCGCTTGTTGTCAACACGTGGTACCGCATTGAGGTGTACATCAAAAAAAGTACCACTGCCACATCTCGGGATGGGATTTTACGGTACTGGATCAACGGTGCATTGTGTGCGAACTATACCAATGTCAATTACGGGTTCGCGGGATTAAACGAATGGGTCTGGTCTGAAACCTGGGACGGTACTGTTAACCCTGCACCGTCTGTGGATTGGGAGCATTACATCGGGCATTTGTACGTGGCAACCGGTGGAACCCCGTCGAGTGGCGGTGGAGGCGGAACACCCCCCACCCCAACGCTTTCCACACTCACCCCCGCGAGTGCTACCATTGCCCCAGGAAATACGCAATCCCTTACCGTGGGGATGAGTGCTGCCGTGTCCACCGCCACCACTGTTGCGTTGTCTTCTTCTCAACCAGGGGTGGTGACGGTACCGGCGAGCGTGTCCGTTGCTTCGGGTGCCTCCAGCGCATCCTTCACCGCTACTGGTGTCAGCGCAGGTAGCTCCACCATCACGGCCACGTTGGGTAGTACCGCACGAACGAGTACCATCACGGTTTCTGCCGCATCCTCTGGAACAGGCACCCCCACCACGTACTCATACGCCTCACAATTCAGCGGGGTACAGGGTCAGAACCAATGGTCGTATCGTGACTCTGGTGGGAGTTTGCTGGTGTACAACGCTGGGGCGTCCAAATGGGAGGGTGATGAACTGTACCTCGCCATTTGGGGCAATGGGTTTGTGCACGGGTACAACGGGTCGCGTAAGAGCGCCGTGTTACGGTGGACAGCTCCCGCAGCAGGGAGTGCGGAAGTATCAGGGACCGCGCTTTTGTATGATTCTACTGGATTGGGGTCGTTCACCGTCAATTACAACTCTAGCACCGCGAAGTTTGGCCCTCAGACCATGACGTACGGGGTGTCGTACCCGTATTCGTTCACGCAGGCCGTGGCAGCGGGGGACACGATTGATTTTGTGATGAGTGGGACCAGTGCGGCTACGAACGACAACACGCAATTGAATCCTGTGATCGTGTTCACCCCCACCACAAGTGGAGGCAGCACCGTTACCATCTCCAGCATGACCCCCACCAGCGGGAACATCGGGTCGAGCGTTACGATTGTGGGGACGGGGTTCAGCGCCACCGCTGTCAACAACGCCATTGCCGTCAATGGCGTCCCGGCCACAATCACCAGCGCAAGTACGACACAGTTGGTGTTCACCATACCCCCTACCGCAACCACCGGTACCGTGCTCGTCGCTACCAGCAGCGGAAGCGCCAGTGCGGGAACCTTTACCGTGAACGACCCTGTAACGCCCGATGTGCCCCCTGCGTCGAATTTTGNNGATGTTGTTGTTGGTGCTGCCGTGAATGAGGAGAAGGTGGGGATGTGGGAGCGGGTGTTTGAAAAGTACGGGTTCCCGACAGCTTTGGTGGTGGTGGGTCTTCTGTTCGTATCGGGGTCCATCGCGTCACCTATCACTGAGAACCGCGATGTACTCAAAGAACACGTCCAAGCTACCAATGAGTTGAGTAATGAGATCCGCAAACTGGTGCGGTTGCAAAGTGTGATGTGTGTGAAACAGGCGAGTCCAGCGGAGTGTATCGTGGCTTTGACACCAGCGCCAAACACAGGGGTGAAGTGATGTGGGAGAAGATTGTTAGTATTCTCGGTGGGAATGTGTTTGAGGGGGTGAAGGACATTGTACGGACCTTCAAACTCCCCCCGGAACAGCAACTCCAGTTCGACTCGAAAATGGCAGAACTCCAAACGAACGCGGAGTTAAAGCTCGCTGAATTGGAGGTGAACGACCGGAACAGTGCGCGAAACCGTGAGATGGGTGTGAAAGACCGCACCCCTGCCATCCTCGCGTACAGTATTACAGGGGGGTTTTTTGGGGTGCTGTGTGGGATGATGTTTGTGGAGATCCCCATCAGTGCGAAAGATGTGTTGTATGTGATGGTGGGATCACTGGGGACGGCATGGACGGGTGTGATTGCGTATTACTTCGGGAGCAGTGCGGGGAGTGCTGCGAAACACAGTTTGATTGAGAAATTGACGAAGTAAGAGTACAAACAAAAACCCCCTCTCAGCTTTCAACGGCTGGAGGGGGTTTCGTGCGCCTGAGACGTACTCATTTTTTTACACGTTTGGGACATGTGTAGGTCGCATGATTGCACGCTTTATCGTGGGTGTACGTTGCGCCACATTTGGGGCATTTGTAGAGTTTCATATTTTACACTCGGTCAGGGGGCCTCTGGCCGTGCGGTGGTCCAGGTCATGGGGCCTCCTGCTGAATGGCCCTAACAGACGTTAACTTAATAGAAAAGTTATGCGACCCCGCACTCCACTGCTCCATATGCAGATCATCACGAACCGCTTTAATTGCAGCCCGTAAACTCTTCTCATCGTCATACTCAATGCTGATGCCAACTTTAAAATGTACTGTTCGCTTCATCCTCACCCCTCCTGCGCGAGCTTGTGCCTCAATAGATCGCTAAATGTCCCGCTGTGTTTGCCATTTCGCCATTCTTGGTGCAGTTCGGCCGCCTCCAGCAGCGCCGCTCGGCGGATTTCCTGGAGGGCTTTCATAATCACACCTACAGCGAACCTTTTCTGTGTTTGGTGACTCGCTAGCGCCTCTCTCAGCTTGAATAGCCCATTGTCAATATCGTTGTATAGTCGCTGTGCCAATTCCGCCCTCCGCTGCGCCGTGTCTAGTTGGGGGTCCATGCTTCACACCTCTTTCCATCTGTTTCGAGAACACCACGAGGGCCAGCCTTAACCCATACTGGCAGGCCATCAGGGACAGGCCATGTGCAACGGCCAGCCCCAGACAGCCCACTCCCGCCAGCCCTATTCACCATGTAGTGGTCACAATTCCCACACCGCTGTTCGTTATCCATGCTGTTCACCCATCATGCCAGTTCGCTTAATGCGTCTATAGCTCTCTGAATGTTGTCGTAAGCTTCCTCACAACACTCTTCAAGCGCTTCCATCTCATCAATATCTGAGCGCAAGGCATCACGCTCTTTACCTACCGCCTCAAGATGCTGTTGTAATTGCACCTTCCATTTCGCCGCGTTCTCAATCTTACCCATGCTGCCCCTCCTGGCTAACGGCTTTCAGTGCAGCGAGGCAAATGGCGAGAGGGGCGGTCTCGGCAATAGCCGACACTTGCCAGTCCTCATTCTCATCAATGACAACAACGGCGTCACCGCTGTAATCCACTTGCACAGAATGGTGGTCGCCGTTAGGTCCAGGCGTGTTGACTAACTTCTCCACCACTGCCCACGCATCGGCAATGTTGGTGCTGTAGTGCGGGAGAAACATATCCCCAGAGTAAACACAAGTCCCACACCCATCTCTCCATACAAACCGAAGGACTTTGCCGACACCCTCAGCTACATACGATTCGTCGTGGCGCGTGAGCCCCATCACCTTCTCCGCAATAAGTGCATCCAACTCTCTACCGGCTTCCATGCTGCCCCTCCTGGCTCGTGGCGCTCATCGCCTTCTCGAAATCCCATACGGCAGCTTCAGGGGTGTCACCAAATCCACAGACGCCTTCCTGAATGTTTCTCCCCCACAGCAATGACCACTGATTACCGTCCTTCTCAGGCACAAGCCCTAGCACTACAGCCCATGCTCTACGCCGTTCAATGCCATCCTTCTCTATCATAATGTTTTCTTGCACATGGGCATGCAAGTATCCTGGAACTTCCATTACAGTACCTCCTGGCTCGTGGCGGTGAGGGCGGCTTCCATCGCCACACTTGCTTCATACCCCTGTTGATAATGTCGAAAGTTTTTCACAGCCATCTTCCAAGCAAGCTCTTGTTCACGTGAGCACCCAATAGGGATGATCTTCAGGTCTTGTAATAAAGTTGCGATAGGTTTAGCAAGGTTGAACAGTCGTGTGTATTCCCTCGCCAACACCCGGTTCTGCTCGCAGAGTGCGTCATAATCTGCTCGCGGCAAATGCACATAAGGATCAGGCTCCTTGTCGGCACACTGCAAACAATTTTCATCTCCACACCATTTACTCATGATTACCCCTCCATCCCCTGGCGGTGCTGTAGCAACTTGATCAAATCAGGGCCTATATTTGCCCATAACTTGTCTGTCACAGGCACCCCGCAGCTAATAAAATCATCATTAAGGTAGGCACTAGGCACCTTCGGCAAGGCCAACACCAATTTGTTGATCCGCTCTAGCTCATTTGTCAGTCTTACACACTCGCTCACGTCCTTGCACCGCTCCCCCCTCACGCGCTCCA